GCGAAAACCTGAACCATGAGAATTAAAAACAGTTACAATCCCAGCTTCATTAAGCGCATTAACTTCTGAAGTTGGGTCATTAATCATAGAAGTCAGTTGTCTTTCAATTCCGATAATGCCTTGAATTTCAGTATTTGATGGAGACCAGTGATACCCTTTTTCAACATCTTTTGCGGCAATTACTCCGGCAAGCCTTTGAGAATATGGTTGAAAATTTATTGAATCAGTTTTAGAATCATATACTTTTAAATATGGATAACAAAGAATTATTCTACCCGAGGATGTATTAAAATTTATTGCTCCTTCTGCACCACGACCTGCTATTGCTTCTTGAACAGAAGTGCCAACAGGTGCGTCCACTATTCCCATTGCTCTGATTTTATTGCAGAGAGTATTTATCTCAGCAACAACGGCAGTATCTTCACAATAAATGGGGGCAATAATTGTTTTCGGGTAATACCCAAAAAGCGAATAGCAATCTTCAAATGCTTTTAATCCTGTTCTTTTGCCTGTATCGGGGTCAATTATTCCATTTATATCACCAATGGTAACATCTTCAACCGATTCGTGTTTATTAGGATCAAAAACATTAATTACAATTGCAATACCAGAACCTTGGTCGAAGATAGCTTGCAGGGCTTGCGGAATTGTATAACCTGATTTTTGGTTGCCAAAATATTTAACCGCTTCAACTTCATTTAGAATCAAGGTCGGCGTATTTATTGTTTTATATTCATCAGCAACATCTTCTAATGGTGCAGTTCCGACAATTCCGACAACAGCAGTTTTTACTGTGGAAATTGTTCTTGCACCTTTTGTAATTTCAATGGTTTCAACACCATGAAGAAAACTAGCAGTCATCTATAAACTCCTATATGGTAACGGGGTAAATACTAAATAATTTCTAAATCTTGCACATTTTGAGTTGTTGTTGAAAAATTAATTCCGTATTGCCAAATTCCTGCATTTTCAGAAATAAAAAAATCTTTTATTGGTATTAATGGCGAACAGCCGTTAATTTTATAGCCAGTCAAAGTATGTTTTACTTTGTCTAAAAATTCATATGCACCATTATGTGTGCGCAAATTCCTTGTAACTATGGTTATTGAAAATTCTTTTTTGTTTTCTTGAGTTACAAAAGCAAGAGCATTTGAATTTGAATAATTGCTTCCCTGATAATGCACAAGAATTGCACCAATAGAATGCAAAAGAATAAATTCAGCAGGCTTGTCAGGAAAACCTTGTACCAAAACTTCAGGAAATTCCTCTTTAAGTTTTAAGATAATTTCATTTTCAATTAAATTAATATTCACTTATTCTTTGCTTTCCAAATAATCTATCTAAAATAGTTTTATTTGTTTTGTATTCATCAGGAGAAAAAACTGATGTTTCAAAGATATCATTTTCGCTTTGCAAAGATATTACACCTTTTTGAATATCTCTTAAGGTTGAAACAGCATTTTTATAAGCTGATTCTATAACCTCAGGCATTTCATTTTTCATTCTTCGTGAATATAACCGATAAATTGCAAGATCTATTGCAATTATACGCAACAAAGGAAAATGGGTATCAAGAGGTAAAGAATATCGGCCTCTTAGATACCCGTCAATGAGCGTTGAAGCATAAAGAATTGCTTCTTCTACAATGACACGATTGATTGCTTCCTGCCCATCGTCAGAAGAAAGTTGGATAAGAGTTGGGGAGGAGGTTTGCTTCTCTATATCTTCAATCGTGCAATACATTATATTCCTCTAACTATTCTTATAGTTTGGCCCGCTGTTGCAGAATCTATTGAATAACCATTAGCAGTAGCAATATCAGTAGTAGTTATAGCCCTGCCTTCAGAATCAGAGGCAATCAAGTCTCCGGCAGTGATTGTGCCTCCTGCTTCAATAAGCAAAATTCCAAGCATTGCAATGGGGGCAAATTGCTCTTTTTCGGTTGAGACATCACAAACACCTAATGCTTTTTTGTTGGCTTGACAATAATTGCCATCAAAGCCGATAAATCTTTGTTGTTCAACATCAACTACAACTTTTACTGATTCAACCAAAAGGGGTTTATAATGTTTTTTATTTGTCATCATTACCTCCATTATTATTTGAATCTTTACCATCAGTATTTGTGGTTTTTGTTTGATTTTTAGATTCAGCTTTGGTTGTTGAAGTTTTTATTTTTGTTTGTGTTTTACTTTGGGTTTTATTTGCTTGAGTTTTTGTTGATGTTTCAGGTATTAAATCAACAAAATTTTCAAGGCGTTTAGCATCCTTATCATTTAAATCAATTATTGAACCTTCTATATAAATTTTACCATTATGCCTTATTGGAGCTCGTTTTACTTTGTATTTCGCCATTATTACTCCTAACCGTTAGTTCCTGAAATCAAATAACCTGCTTCTGCGCCAACCAAGAATGGCGTATATATGTCGGTTGCACGAATATATTTGACTTTATTACCTTCTTTTGTGTATTCATCAATTTGCAGAGCATCTTTCTTGCGAACCGTATAAGCAAAAGATGGATCATATTCGGTTCTTGATGCACCCAAATTCGGAACATAAGCAAGAATTATATTATCTTTCCATATGCGTTCAAATTGACCTTCAGAATTTGCAAATATTGATTTGCCTATAAAGATATTTTCAATTTCAAAAATTTCCTTTAAAAGTTCAAGGGTGACCAATTTATTAAGATTATCTGAAATTAATCCTTTCAACTGGGGATGTTTACGAAGCACTTTCCAGGCTTCTTGTCCAATAACCATAGTATTGGGGTCTTGTGCTATTTTTTTAGACACAGCATCTTTTGCATCATCAATAATGCCTTGTGGATCCGAATTTGCATCAGTAAAACAAGATGTTCCCGATAAAAGAATTTTATTTTCAGTTGCGTAATTATCAGGATTTTGGACTAAATCAGCACATTGTTTTTCATGTTTTAATTGCAAACCATCCGTTACAACATTTGTTGCATGAAGTTGCAATTTAACTTTTTCAGCTTCCTGCTCTTCTCGATAATCAATCGGATATGATAAATCGTGTTCAGAAAGAGTTGTTGTGTGCTTTTTAAAACCTTCAGGCGCAATAACATTTGAATTAGCTCTTATCGCTCTTTCGGTATCATAAAGATTGAAAGCCTCTTTGTTGAATTCAAAAATGTCAATTTTTTCTTTTTCAGAATAAATAGTTGGGAATAAATTTTGTGCTATAAAAGCGTTATTATTGTATCCTCTAGCAACTTCCGATAAATAGGCATTAATGCGTAGTTCTTCAAGTCTTCCCATTCAAACTCCTTAAATGTTTAATTTTAGTAATGCATCTTTAAATGAGATGTTTTCTTTTTCTGCAAGAGCTTTTGCTTCTTTGAAAATCTCGAGTGATTCTTCGTCAGCATTTGCAAATTTTTCAACATCATCTTTTACATTAAATTCTTTGCCTTTAGTAGCAACCTCATCAAATGTAATTTGCTTTGGCAAAGATTCAATAAAAAGTTTAAAGTCTGATATGACTGTTGAATCTTCGCCAAATTTTTTAATGTTATCCAATTCCTGCAAAACCGAAAAAATAATTTCTTTGTTCGCAGGAATTAAAGTGCCTTTATTGATTTGTTTTTCAATAAAGTCATCATATTCTTTATGTTTAATTGAAAGTTTAATTGATTCCAATTCTTTTTCAATTTCTTCTTTACCTTCTGCTTTTTCTTTGAAAGTTGCAACTTCGTTTGTTAATGTTGCGATTTTATCTTTTAAAGATTTAATTGTTTCAAGTTTTTTATTTGATTCTTTATAACTTGAAATTTCAGCTTCCAAATTGTTAATTTGTTTGTTTAAATCTTCTATTTCAGCAATTAAAATATTTTCTTTAGAATCCTCGGAATTAAATTCATAAGTATCAGATTCTGCTTCCATAAATTTTATTGGCTCAAGACCTTTAACTTGAGGGGTTGCAGCTCCCAAAAAAGATACAGCTTTAAGATACGCACCTTTGCCTTCAAGATTACGGTATAGTTCAACTGAAACTTTTTTGTATTTTCCCAAATTTACTTCTTTTTCAAAATCTTCAGGAATATCTTTGAAGCTAACTTTTAACTTATCGTTTTCAGCTACTACTTTATCAACCCAACCATATGCAGGGCCTGTTTGTTTATGATCAATAGTAATGGGTGCTTCGCAAAATTGTGGATCATAATTGTTTGCAATATCTGCAATTTCTTTTTTAGTAAATTTGCCTTGGGGATATGTTCCGGCTTTAAAAACCTCAAAAAATTTCATTAAAAATATAACTCCGTAATTAAGTAATCAAGAAATTTGTATATCCACACTTTAACCTCAGTTTTGTATTCATTTCAAAAGTCAAATGCAAAAATTTATGCTTTGCATAATACAAAGAATAATTTTTTGCATTTTTCGTTTGAAACCTATTCTCAATAGAGGTTATAGTCAGACATATAAACAAACAAAGGACTTGGCAGTCCTTTTCTCTTTTCTCAAAAACGATAAGGAGTTTTATGGAAGTTTTAAATCAATTAACCCCATTTGTCGAAAGTGTTGGTTTTCCTGCATTAATCTTTGCTATCTGGTATTTATATCATCAATCTCATATTAAAACTTTCACAAAGATTATTGAAAATAATTTTGCAATTTTAAAAGAATTATTAGAAACAAACCAATATCACACAGCAATTCTTTCAAGAATGGAAAGTAAAATCGACAATAATTTGTATTGCCCAATTCTAAAGAAGGAGGTTCTTTAGATGAATCCTGAAAGATTGCAATTAAAAGGATTGCTTGCAGAGTCCAAGAAAAACTTCCGTTCTCTTGATACGGAAGCTTCTGGACTTATCGTTTTATTACGAAGTTATTTGAATCCTTACGAAGAAACTCTAAAACTTGATGCAGAAAAAATTATCATTACGGCAAACAGGCTTAATGAAGTTGTAACCGAAATGAAAGCATTATCTGTAAAAATTAAAAAAATGGAGATAGAACTTGAATAGCAAAGAACATCTCGTATCAGAAGCAGAACGTCTATATATTCATGAATTTATGTCTTTGGAAATGATAGCCGCACGACTTAAATTAAATAGAAAAACCGTCATGAGTTGGAAAGAAAAATATGGATGGGAAACTAAAAAGCGAGATTTCTTAAAATCAAAACAAAGTTTTCATGAAGAATTATATGAATTTGCAAGAAAACTTATGAAAGATATATCAGTTGACATTGAAAATGGTGAAAAAATTGAGTCAGGCAGAATGTATGCTTTTTGCAAATTAATTCCAATGTTTGTAAAAGTTAAAGATTACGAAGATGTTGTCGCCAAACGAGAAGAGCCAAAGGATAAGAAAAGAGGCTTAACTGACGATATTGTAGCAGAAATTGAAGAAAACATTTTAGGTATTATACCGAATGATAGAAACAAAGAATCAAGAGAAGAGAAATAAAACACCGTTCTTTTTGCCTTATCAAATAAGATGGTTGAACGATAAGTCAAAAGTAAAGATTTGGGAAAAATCCCGAAGAATAGGAGCAACATATGTACAAAGTTATGAAGATGTAAGAGATTGTGTCAAGCGCACAGTTCCGGCGGTTTGGTTTTCATCTGCTGATGAATCTGCTGCTAGGGAGTATATAGATTATTGCGAAAAATGGGTTAAATTATTCAATGTCGCTGCCAAACATTTAGGCGAAGTTGTTCTTGATAAGGACAAAGATATAAAGGCATTTGTAATAGAATTT